TTGCTCCAAAACACGGCAGCTGATGCCGGTAACACGACCACTGCTCGCAAGACTGGATCGTTATTGGCTTTCTTGAAAACCAATACTTCAGTTGGCGCAGGCGGTGCAAACCCAAGCTATACCACATTGCCAAATGCCACCCGCACGGATGGCACGCAGCGTGCATTTACTGAAGTCATCTTGAAAGATGTGATTCAGAAGGTGTGGTCTTCTGGCGGTACTCCAAAAATCCTGATGGTTGGCCCTGTCAACAAGCAGCGCGTTTCTGGTTTCACCGGCATTGCTTCTAGCCGATTCAACATTGATGGAGGCGCAAAGCCAGCCACATTGATCGGTGCAGTTGACATTTATGTCTCTGACTTTGGCAATGTGCAAGTTGTTCCAAATCGTTTCCAGCGCGAGCGCGATGCGTTTGTGTTGGACCCTGACTACGCTAAGATGGTTGTGCTGCGCCCTTACCAGCAAATCGAATTGGCCAAAACAGGCGATGCCGCCAAATCCATGCTCCTCGTAGAGTACGGATTAAAAATCACAGCAGAAGATGCCCACGGCATTGCTGCTGACTTAACTACAACCTAAACTGTAGAAAAGGAAAGGGGGGTAGCAATACCCCCTTTTTTACGCATGAAAAAACATTTTGATACAAACAAAGAATTAGGCATCACCCGCACCTGGCACTATGACGAGGCCAAGGATGAGGCCACCATCCAGACCCAGCAAGATGTGACGGATGTGATCGAAGAGAACAAAAACGAATTTAACCAGATTGATGAACGCGCCAAATGGGGCGAATTCAACAAGGTCGCAAGCATCCCCCTTAGCCTATACTATGAACTCAAGGCAATGGGAAAACTTGATGACCAGGCTTACATGAAGCGCTGGCTCAATGACCCTGACAACCGACATTTTAGGACTCGACCTGGGGAGGTTTGATGGCGCTTACCACTTATACAGAGCTAAAAGCATCTGTCGCAGATTGGCTCAATCGAGACGATTTGACCACTGAAATTCCTGACTTCATTAGTCTTTCAGAGGCTCAAATGGAGCGCACCCTGCGCACCAGGCAGATGCTGACTAGGACAACCCTGACAGTGGACTCGGAGTTTGAGACAACCCCTGCTGACTTTTTAGAGGTCAGGGCGCTGAAGCTGACCAGCACAAACCCAGACACACCCTTGTCGTTTATGACCATGGACTCTTTGGATGCCGAAGCAACCACAGAAACCGGCAGCGGCAGGCCAAGGTTCTTTGGCGTGGTCGGAACTGAGTTTCGTTTTGTGCCAACACCAGACGCAAGCTATACGGCAGAAATTGTGTACTTTGCAAAGTTAAATAAGTTGTCTTCAAGTGTTTCAACCAATTTTCTTTTGACATCAAGCCCTGACGCATACCTCTATGGCGCGCTATTGCAAGCAGCGCCATATTTACAAGATGATGCAAGAATTCAAACATGGGCAACACTTTATGAACGTGCATTAAATGACTTGCAAGTGGCCGATGATCGTGGATCAACGTCTGGCGGCAAGCTCTTAATTCGTGCAAAAACTTTTGGTTAAGGATTAAAAATGGCAGATACTTTTACCACAAACCTAGTGCTTACCAAGCCAGAGGTTGGAGCAAGTGCAAACACTTGGGGGACTAAAGTCAATACCGACTTGGACCAGGTCGATGCGCTGTTTGCGGCTGCTGGCACTGGCACAAGTGTTGGCCTTAATGTTGGCGCTGGCAAGACCTTGGCGGTCGCGGGTACGCTGACAGCCACAGGCACAACAAGCCTGACCTCGCCTGCTGTCACAACGGGCCTCACAACACCATCAACAACATTTGCCCTGGCCAACACCACAGCAACCACTGTGAACTTTGCCGGTGCAGCGACTGCTTTGAATCTTGGCGCTGCCACGGGAACTGCCACAGTAGCAAACACCACTTTGGCGGCTAAAGCAATTACGGCAAGCACGACATTGGCGGTGACAGGCACTTCAACTTTAACAGGTGCTGTTACAGCAACTGCAGGGGTGACAGGCCCAATCACATCAAGCAATGTGGCGATTACGGGCGGCTCAATTACAGGCATTACCGATTTGGCGGTGGCCGATGGCGGCACTGGTGCTTCTACAGCTGCTGGTGGGTTGAATAATCTCTTGCCATCACAAACCTCTGCTGCCAACAAATATCTGCAAAGCGATGGCACTAACGCAAGTTGGGATGCGATTACTGTTTCTACTTCCGATATCACAGGAACTTTGGCAGTAACAAATGGCGGCACTGGCGAGACAAGTTATACCGATGGCCAGCTGCTGATTGGTAACAGCACCGGCAACACGTTGACCAAGGCATCTTTGACTGCTGGGTCTGGCGTGACCATTACACCAGGCGCTGGGTCTATTCAAATTGCATTTACTGGCCCAGGCTCTGGATCAGTGACAAGTACAAGTGTTGTTTCTGCCAATGGTTTTGCGGGGACTGTGGCGACTGCTACATCAACACCAGCTATAACTTTGTCAACATCTGTCACGGGTGTTATTAAAGGCAATGGCACTGCAATCTCTGCTGCCACTGCGGGTACAGACTATGTGACCCCGACAGGCACAGAAACCTTGACAAACAAGACCATTGCTTATGGCAGCAATACTCTCACTGATGTGGTTGGGGTTACAGCTACACAGACCCTGACAAACAAGACGTTGACAAGCCCAACGCTAACTGCTCCAGTTCTAGGCACTCCATCTAGCGGAACATTATCTTCTTGCACAGTAGATGGCACAAATGAAGTCGGATTTAAAAACATCCCACAGAACAGTCAAAGTGCTGCTTACACATTAGTTTTGGCAGATTCTGGTAAGCATATATTCCATCCATCAGGTGATGCCAATGCAAGGACATACACAATTCCTGACAATGGTTCTGTTGCATATCCAATTGGAACTGCAATTACATTTGTCAACATGACAAGCCAAGTGGTAACAATTGCAATCACTACCGACACAATGTATTTATCTTCTGTTGGCACTACAGGCTCACGAAGTCTTGCTCAGTATGGTTCAGCCACAGCAATCAAAATAACTTCTACCAACTGGCTTATTTCAGGGAGTGGATTGACATGAGTGGTGCTTTACAAGCTGTTTTTCAAAATCTAAGAAGTTTTGGAAGCCCCTACATGGACGCAACAACGTCTGGGGCTACTGAGACTACATCTGGAAATTATAAAATTGCTGTTTTTAATGGGACTGGCTCATTTACTGTTAATTCTATTGGAACAGATGTAACTGATGGTTCTGTAGTTGAATATTTAGTAGTTGCTGGTGGCGGTTCTGGTGGCGGGAATAGCACTTCTGGAGGTGGTGGTGGAGCTGGAGGAAGAAAAGCTAATACTGGACTGTCTATTTCGGCAACATCCTACACAGTAACAGTTGGTTCTGGGGGAACATCAGTTATAAATTCAATTGGAAATATTGGAAATAGTTCATCTATTGGTTCTTTGATTTCCTGCACAGGTGGAGGTTATGGGGGTAATGCATCAGTTGTTGGTGGGAATGGCGGCTCTGGTGGTGGCGGTGGCGCAGCAAGAAATGGTGGAACAGGCATTAGTGGTGAAGGTTTTAATGGTGGCGTTGGAAAATCCTCTAAAGATACTGCTGGTGGTGGTGGTGGTGGTGCTAGTGCTAATGGTCAGCAAGCATCTAACAGCGGATATGTTGGTGGCCCAGGAGGAAATGGACTGACATCTTCTATTACTGGAACTTCTGTTTATTATGCTGGCGGTGGTGGTGGTTCTGGCAGTAGTACCCCTGCTGCTGGAGGTCTTGGTGGAGGTGGAACAGGGTCATTTACTGCTCCAACTAACGGAGTTGCAAATACTGGTGGTGGAGGTGGTGGAACAAAGTCTAGTAACTCTACTGGTTCTGGTGGTTCTGGCATTGTTGTAATTAAATGGAGATTCCAATAATGGCTCATTTTGCCGAATTGGACTCAAACAATATTGTTTTAAGAGTCCTTACTTTAGATAATTCTTTACTTGAAAATGAACAAGGTCAGTTCATAGAACAACTTGGTATAGATTTTTTAAAGAATTTGTACGGAACAAATACTTTTTGGAAACAAACAAGTTACAACACTATTGCTGGTCTGTACTATGACCCAAATTTTGAACCTCCGCCAGAACAAAAAAAGCCACCAGCAGAAGACCAATCAAAAGCATTTAGAAAAAATTTCGCTGGTATTGGTTATTTGTATGATTTAAATCGTGACGCATTTATTAATCCTAAACCAACAGTATCAGCAGAAGATGAGCAATATGTTACTTTTGATGAATTTGCTTGCTTATGGATTTATTCACCTCCAATAGTTAACATTGAGGTAACCCGTGTCTAATCCAATTACAGACCTAAAACTTGTTGACAATGTATTTGTAAAGATGCACCAATTTATTAATATTGGCGATACACATCAAGGTCATGCTCATGCGTTTGACCACATCACATTGTTATCTTCTGGCGCAGTAAAGATGGTGCATGACAATGGCGAACAAGAATACAAAGCACCACATTTAATTGTTACTCCAAAAGGAGTTAAGCATCAATTTACTGCATTAGAGCCTAATACAGTATTTTGTTGTATTCATGCTGTTCGTGATGGCGATGGTCTTAATGATGTTGCGTCTCCAGATATAACGCCAGAAAAAGCGTTTGAGTTGCTGACAACATATTCTCTTACGACATAATAAATTGTTTGGATTAATGCGCCATGACCGATAAAATGATCAGCGAGACAGAGGCCAAACTGTCTGTGCATGAAGCAATCTGTGCTGAAAGGTACGAGGGCATCCAGAAGAGCTTTGCCGCTGGCTCAAAGCGCATGACAAAGATTGAATATCTGCTGTATATCGTGATTGCAGCAGTGCTGTTTGGACCAGGGGTGGCTGCCGAATTCGTCAAGAAGATTTTCGGGCTATGAGAGACTGGGCCGTAGCACTTATTGCTGCGGCCTGTATCACGGCCACCATCATTTGGTGCTTTACTGTCATCATTTTGTTTTGGCCATGATCTATGCTCTGGTCCTATTAGCAGCAGTGGCCGAATATCGATGCACCAGGTGGGCTTGGACTGGTGATGTCTACAATCGGAGGGTTGTTTGCCTTGAATGGAAAAAGGTAGAAAAGAAATGATCGATCCGATTACAGCCCTGGCGGGGATACAAAGCGCCATTAGCATGGTCAAGAAGGCAGCAAAGGTTGCCAATGACTTAGGCTCACTTGCGCCAATGATTGGCAAGATGTTTGATGCTAGAAGTGTGGCCACCAAGGCCATGCTTCAAGCCAAGCAGTCTG